TTATACACTATAAACTAAACACTCTTCAGATACATATAAGGCCTTTGCGATTTGTTCTGAAGTAAAGCCTTCAAATTCGTTCTTATCTATTTTTATGTCCAGCAGCTTAAAAGCAAAATAGTTAGATTGCATCTCAAATTTTCCTTTATTCAATAACGATTTATTGAAAGCAGCACTATAGATTTCTGTATGCAATATAGCATGTCCTAGTTCGTGTGCTAAAACAAACTTCTCATATTTATAGTCAAGATCATCCCTAATAAAAACAATTTCTTCATCTAGATAATTTCTCTGATAAAATGCATCATTGCCTTGAAGCAGAATATTGTCTTTATGTAATTTTTTTATTTTTATTTCTAAGCAGTTATAGAGCTCATAAACATCGTAACTATTATATATATCAAATAGTCCAAGGATACAGTTATCAATCCATTCATAACGCTGCACAATATCCCTCCTAATGCAGTAAATAGTATGTTATTTTTTATATTTGTAGCTTAATAATTTTAACTGTCTTAAAAGCTCATTAGCAAATTCTACAACCTCTTCATCCGACATTTTGTTGATGTCAAATCCACCGAATCCCATGATCACATTTTGTTCTAATATAAATTTCATTGCTTGCTCAGGTGTTGTAAACTCTATATTTTCAGCTTCCTTAGCTAAGTTGGTATCACTATTTTTTTTGTTATCCCATTTTTTTGTATTTTCTTCATTTTTTTGTTCTGATTTAAAGAAGTCTTCAACGTCAACTTCTAAAGCATTTGCAATCTTTTGAAGAGTTTCTACTGTTGGGCTGCTCTTATCATTTTCTAAATCACTAATAGTTGATTTAGAAAGTCCAGTAAGCTCTCTTAGCTTTAAAATAGATATATTTCGATCATTCCTTATTCTTCTGACATTAGCGCCTATAGCCATTTATATCCCTTCCTTCAAGATAATTACTGTCTACCTTATCAATATTATATCATAAAGTTCGGTAAAATAAACAAGATTTACTAAGAAAGGCCAAGAAAAAGCAAAATAGTTCGGTAAAATGGTAAAATATGACCGGAAAACAAGGAAATGTTGATTTTGAATTAGTTCGGTAAAGTGGTAATATAAATTTATTAAGAGATGATACTAAATATAACATAAAGAAGTTATCCATATTAAACGGCTGAAAATATCTTTTAATTTCAAAATTACGATAGATTGGGGGGATTAAATGAGGTCAGAAGTTGAATTTCAAGAATTAGGAAAAGATTATATAAGATCATTAGAAATACTTAATGATAGAATCAAAGGATTAAATTTAGAGATAAAAAGTTTAGAGATAAGTATTACAAATAAAGAAGACCGCATGAAAAATTATGAGATAGAGCTAAGAATAGATGACATAAAGGATAGGCTTAAACCTTTATTAGAAATGCAAAGAGATGTGAGGGAAGCCGGAAAAGAAGTTCTTAACTACTATAATAAGAGTTGGTGGAGAAGTGAAAAATACACAATTAACACAAGAAAATCAAGATTTTCTCCTGTTTCATTCAGAAATGTATTTGAATGTCGCATCATCGACAAACTTTGCTCAGATACAGAAAATGAAAAAAACAATGTATAAAGTAATCGGAGAAGATCTAACAGAAAGACAGAGAGAATTTATTGTTATGTATTATTTGGAGGATAAAACAATGCAACAAATAGCAGACGAGTTAAGGGTAACTAAGGAAAATGTGTCTATTACAATTAAACGAGGTTTAAATAGAATAAAAAAGTCAAAAAAAATAAAAAAATTTTTATAATATTGCTTAAAAGCGTTTAACTTTTTATTAATTGTGGACTATTAGTGAAGGGAATAAGGTATAAAATGAAATAACTTGAAAAAGTTAGGCTTCAAAAATAATGAATAGGAGGAAATGAAAATGCAGCTGATAATTGAACTCATCAATGGATATAGCTATACATTGCAGGAAAGGCATGTATCAGCAGAGGAAATGATGAGAATATCAAACTGGTTTGAGAATGAAACTTCGCAAGTAATAAAGCTTAGCTATGATACTACTAATACAAAGCATCAAATTGCTAGACAAGCTATTTCGAGAATGGTGTTTGGTTAGTATGTTTAGTAATTGGCAATTGTGGGAGGTGAGTTTTATGTAAGAATAATTGAATTTAAACAAGCATGCTGCAAAAATATCAAAAATTGAGGAGGAATTATAATGAATTTAACAACACAACAAATCCAGAACATTGTAATTGATACAGGAGTAGTGTATGTAAACTATGGAGAAGCAGATGGAAGTGAAAGATTATTAGGACCATGCAAGGGTGGCAACTCATTTTTAGTAGAGCAAGAGTTTAAAGAGATAGAGTATGATGGTATAAGAGGTAAGACAAAAGGAATGAGAAGAATAATAAGAGAGAATGCTTCACTTACTGTTCGACTAATGGACTTATCTCAAGAAAACTTAAAGCTGGCATTAGCAGGTACTAATATTGATGAAGCAACAGGGGCTATTACTAATGGTAAGGGTAGCTTGTCAGATAGTCATTATCTAAAGAATATTGCATTAGTAGGAACGACTGTAGGGGGAGAAAATAAGATAATAACCTTGTATAATCCATTAAGTGATAATGGACTTACTATGGAAATGGTAGACAAGGATGAGTTAGCAATTGAGATTATATTTGCAGCTCATTATGATCCCGTTAATCTAGAATCTCCAATATATAAAATTGAGCAAATAACAGCATAAGCACTCTTTAATAGAGTGCTTTACCTTATCCAAAGGAGTGATATCATGCAAATAAAAATGAGAAATCTACAATTTCAAGATGTATTTACTATGTCAAAAATAATTAAGAAAACTGGAATAAAAAATGAAGTAAAAGACATTTTCATCGACACTGAAAATGGAACAGGAAAACATAATAATGAAATAACTCAAGAGCAAGGACTGCAATTGTCTTTACTGCTATTTGAAAATTTACATTATGCTGAAGATGAGATATTTGAATTCTTGACAGATCTATCTGGAATAGAAAGCGAGAAGCTTAAAAAGTTAAGCATAGGTGAGACCATAGAACTGTTTAAAGCTTTTGGTAAGCTAGAGGGTTTAGAAAATTTTTTTGCATCAGCAGCGAAATTGATGAAGTAGATGTTATTGACTTTTTACTATGTAGATATGGAAACATAGATTATATTCTTAGGATGAATTTTGAACAAGGATTGAACCATATTGAAAGGATCATGAAAAGAGCAAAAGAAGATGAAATGGTTAAATCTGCTTGGGATATGTGGTTAGGGCACTATAATAATCCCTTTATAAAGAAAAAAATACCATGGAATAAGTTTGTAAGTCAGATCAAAAAGCCAATGTCTGAAGAAAGTAAACTTTCAAAAGAAGACATAATAGCTAAAGCAGAAGAAATTAAAAAAATTCACTTAAAAAGAAGATAAAAAACTGTCTTCTAATAAAGGTGGTGAGATAGTGGCAAAAAATAAAAAAAGAAGTAATAAGAAAAAACAACAGCCTGAAAAGATAACACAGATAACACAAATAACGCAGATAGAACAAATAAAGCAAGTAGAGCAGATTGTACAAGTAGTGCAACAGCCTGATAAGGGTGGACAAGAATCAAAAAATAAAGCTGAAGGTGGTATTTTAAAAGATATAGGAAAAGTAGCTCAGACTGCTTCTAATTTTGGGAAAATGGTAGCAGATGTTGTAGTAAGTGTAGGAAGTTCTGTGCTAGATTTAGCTAATAAAGCTTCGGCAATGAGCTTGGAATTAGAAAAAATAAGTAATATGACCGGATTATCTACCACTCAACTTCAAGAGTTACAATTTACAGCTAGTCAAACCGGCGTTGAATTTTCAACTATTCAATCAGCAGCAATTGCTATGAATGAATCAATGAATAATACAGAAGCTTTTGAAACTCTTGGTATTAACTTGAAAAATGCAGAGGGTAATTTAAAAACAACTGATGAGGTTTTCAATGAAGCAATCATGAAGCTTGCTAATATGGCAGATGAAACTGAAAGAAATGCTTTAGCTACAGAGCTTTTTGGTAGTAATGCAACCCAGTTAACTCCTTTGTTAGAGCAAGGAAGTGAAGGAATACAACAATATAAGGATCAAGCACGTGAGTTAGGAATAGTTATGTCAGAAGAAGCTATAAATAGCAACGTAGAGTTTTCTAAAACAATGGATGCAATTAAACAAGCAGGAAATGCAATACTTACACAGATAGGAACAGCATTGATTCCAATACTTCAGGAATTCTTTGACTGGGTACTAGAGAACATGCCGTTTATTCAGGAAGTGCTTAAAATAGCATTCGAATTTATGAGCGAAAGTGTTGGATTCTTTATTGGATTAATACAGGAATTGATAGCATGGGTTCAGGTTTGGGCTGTAAGCAATGAAGAAACATTGAATAATATAAAAGAGTTGTTTGCGTCATGGTTTGAAGCTATAAAGTCAGGCGTAGAGCTATTTATAGAAACTGTAAAAGCTCTGTGGCAAAAATATGGAGATGATATAACTGCTATATTTCGAGCAGCATGGGATTTAATTAATTCAATATTGGATACTTCTATAAAAATATTTAAGGATATATTTAATATCTTCGCATCACTGTTTAAAGGCGACTGGGAAGGATTATGGAATGGTATAAAACAGTTGTTTTCAGATATATGGCAAGGAATAAATGATATTTTAGATAAATATGTAGAATATTTAAAAACAACTATAAAGCTGGGATTGACAGTAGTAAATGATATATTTGAATCAATATGGAACGGTATAAAGAAATTTGTAGAAGGAATATGGGATAGTATAGTCGGCAATATTAAAGATTCAATTAACTTTATACTAAAAAGTATTAATAAGTTTATAGGTGGATTAAACAATATTAAAATTAAAGTTCCAACCATCGAAATTCCTTTTGTAGGCACAGTAGGCGGATTTACAATAGGATTACCCAAAATACCTAGTATACCATTGCTTGCTGATGGAGGAATGATAATTAGTTCTGGTATGGCAATAGTGGGAGAAAAAGGACCTGAGCTTATTGAATTGCCTACAGGAGCTAGAGTATACAGTAATGAAGAAACAAGAAGTATGCTAGGTAGAGGTGGTATAACTCAAAATATAACTATAAACAGTCCTACGCCATTAAGTCCAAGTATTATAAAAAGAAAAACTTTAGAAGCGTCAAGGCTGCTAGCTTTAGAATGGGGTGTATAGGTTGGAAAGATTTATCTTTATTAACTCTCAAGGAGAGATTATTACTTTAGGACAAAGTAAACCATATTTACTACAAAGTTACGAGGGTTCAGGAGGAAGTGAAGCAAATGTTCAGATGCAGAAAGCTCCTTCCCAAGACGGGCAAACGTATATAGGGACAGTACTAGAACCTAGAACCATATCTTTTCAAATAGTTATTTTAACTGATACAGAAGAAGAAATGTATCAAAGAAGAGCTGAGCTGCTGAAAGTGCTAAACCCTAAATTAGATAGGGGAGTTTTAAGGTATGAAAACGACTATTTTACAAAGGAAATTGAGACAGTAGTGGATATGGCTCCAGTATTTCCTGCTGGCAGTGATAATAAAGGATTTGGATTTCAAGTAGCTACTTTTACACTCATCTGTCCTTCTCCTTTTTGGACAGATAGTTATATAGAAAGTGAGGAGATGGCTGACTGGGTAGGAGGGTTAGCTTTCCCTTTAGAACTGCCGATGAAGTTTGCAGGCAGAAGCTCAAGAGTAAATAAAGTTATCGAAAATAAAGGGAATGTTTATACCCCTATATTTTTAGAATTTACAGGACCAGCAGTAAATCCAAAGGTAGTTAATGTAGATACAGGAGAATTTATAAAAGTTATTAAAGCCATATCAGAGAACGAATCTTTAATTATTTCAACAGCTTTTGGAAATAAAGAAGTAATTTTGAAAAACAATGCTACAGGAATTGAATCAGATGCTTTTGGCTATATCGATCTTAACTCTTCATTTTTTCAACTAAAACCTGGATTTAATCAGTTGAATTATGATGCAGATTATGGAAAGGAAAATGCCAAGGTAAAAATTAAATGGAAGAATAGGTATATAGGAGTGTGATGTTAATGCCTGAAAAATCAAGCTTCTTTAATCATATTGAAGGAGATAGAGTATATAACGCAGATGATTTTGCAGATTATTTTAATAGTGTTTTGACAGATGGAATTTTCAACGGCGGAGAAAATCTCAGTGTGTATTACGGTGGTACAGATAGAAAAGCTAGAATTAAATCAGGTAAGGCCTGGATAAAAGGCTATTTCTATCATAATACAGATGATTCATTAATCTTAGAACATGACGAAGCAGATGGAACATACGATAGGATAGACAGAATAGTTTTAAGACTAGATAAAAATCCTGAGAGCAGACACATTAAAGCTTTCATAAAAAAAGGAGTACCATCTGTAAATCCAGTTGCTCAAGAACTAACTAGAGATGATATGACATACGAAATTAGCTTGGCGCAGGTACTTGTAGTTCATAATATTACCACTATTGCTCCAAGCAATGTAACAGACGAAAGATACGATGCAAATGTTTGCGGGCTTGTTAACAGCTTAATACAGGTTGATACCGCAGCAATGCAACAGCAATTTGAAGATTTTATCTCGAGTTTAGATGAGCAAATGTTTGAAACAAAAGATGGAGCGCAGAATAAAGCAGATACTGCTGAAGCTAATGCAAAAAAATACACTGATAGTGAAATAAGTGGTATTTCTACGTTAATGGCTGAGTTAGAGCAGAATAAAGTAGATAAAACAGCAATAAGCGATAGTGTTACATCTACAAACTCTACAACTGTAGCATCAAGTAAAGCAGTAAAAACAGCATATGATAAAGGAAATCATGCACATCCTTATGCACCTTCTAGCCATGTTGGAGCTGGTGGGACTGCTCATACAGTTGTAACTACTTCAGCAAATGGATTTATGAGTGCAGCTGATAAGTCCAAACTTAATGGAATTGAAGCTGGAGCAAAGGGTGACCAAACAGCAGGTGAAATATTAACGTTGTTGAAAACTGTTGATGGAAGCGGAAGCGGTTTAGATGCAGATTTGTTAGATGGGAAACATGCAAGTGATTTTGTATTAAACAGTAATGTAGGATATGTTACAGGAATTTATACAGGTGATGGTCAAGCAACAAGAATAATTAATTTAGGCTTTACTCCTTCTGCTGTATTGCTCTTTAACGCAAATGGTAAGACTACTTATTATAACAGTGATTATAATGGTGGGCTTGTTATTAATGGGTATCCTGTCGTAAAGGATGGCGCACAGCCAACGGTTGTTTTTGAAATTGTAACAGGTGGATTTAAAATATACTTTGACTCTAGTCTTAGTATTTTTACAAATAATAATAAAACTTCAAGTAATCCTTATAGATATATAGCTTTTAAGTAGGAGTAAGTAGGAGGTGAAAGTTTTGCTCAATATAAGAATTAAAAGTGATAGGTTAATAACAACTGCTGAATATCCTTCTGTTCCAAGCAAGATAAACGAAACGGATATTATATTATTAGAAGTAGAAAGTATAGAACTTGAAAACGCAATACTTGATAGTAGCATAGATGTAAAGATTCTGAATGTAGATACACTAGAATTTGAAACTATGGCAAGAACGGTTGATCCTGTAGAACCTAGTGAATTAGAATTATTAGGGCAAGAAGTAACAATGTTAAAACTATCAAACATACAGAAAGACAACACTATTAATGTGTTAGGGAAAGAGTTAGCAAATATTAAACTACAACTATTACAAGGAGGAATGTAAAGTGGTATTTTGGAAACTAGCATTCAATATGAAGTGGGTAAGTGTAGAACAATTAAGACTTGCAGTAAAAACAGAGACTAATCCGTTTGGAGAAATTACACCAGAACAGTACAAAGAAATTACAAGTATTGATTTCTAGATTAACCAAGGCTTTAACGCATATAAAACACAAAACTAGGCAGAATAAAAATTTTTGCTGCCTAGTTTTCTTATAAAGGTGGTGAAGTATGAAACCAATAAGAATATTATCTCAACAATTACAGCTTATTGGAGAGATAGATGATTATGAAAGCTTAATATTTACTAGGAGCTATCATGATATAGGAGAATTTCAAATTACAATAAACAAGAAAAAGCAAAATGTTGATAAATTACAAAAGAATAACTTCATTATAATTGACAATGATACTTGTAAAGCTGGAATAATCAAATATCGTCAAATAAGTGAAGATGAAAATGGTATTGAAACTGTTACAATAAAAGGATACCAACTTAAATATATAACTACCCAAAGAACAGTAGTTCCTCCAGCAGGATTTACAAATGACGAGATCAGAGGAAATGCTGAAACTGTTATGAAGCATTACGTTGATAATCATATAATTAATCCGTTTGATATTAACAGAAAAATAGATATAGTTCAGATAAATCCCAATCAAAACAGAGGCATAACACTGGAATGGAAAAGCAGGTTTAAGAATCTGGCAGCAGAATTAACTGATATTTCTAATATCACTGGCATTGGCTGGGATATGTTTATAGATTATGAATCTAAGAAAATCTTGTTTGATGTGCTAAATGGTAGGGACTTAACAATTAATCAAAGCATTAATTCACCTGTCATTTTCAGTAAAAGCTTTGATAATTTAAACAATCAAAACTATATCTATAATGATACTAACCGTAAAAATGTTATCTATGTTGCTGGAAAAGGTGAAGGTGTTGACAGGAATATAGAAGTAGTTGGAAGTGCAGTTGGACTGGAAAGAATTGAAGAATTTACAGATGCAAGAGATAAAGAAACTACCTCAGAATTAATCGTCTATGGAGAAAGAATGTTAAAAGAGCTAGGTTCAGAACAAACATTAGAAGCTCAAATATTGACTTATTCCAACTTAGAATATGGAAAAGATTATAACTTAGGAGATATTGTTACGATAAAATATGATACAGAAAATCTGATACTAGATACTAGAATTATTGAAGTCCAAGAAGTATATGAACCTGGGGGATATAAGATAAATGTAGTATTTGGTAATAAAATTCCGACACTAATAAATAAGTTAAAAAATGCTTTGAAACAAATTCAGCCAGAAATTACAAAATAGATGATTATTGTTCTCAAAGGAAGTGAGAATATATAGAGTCTACTGATGGCTTGTGTAAAGAGCGGCATAAAAGAATTGCTGAAGGTCTAGATGTTCATGATAAACAGCTGATCCCAAAATGAATTGTTTAGATAATATGAGGAGTATATATAAAAACATTTGATAAATATAAAAAGTGATATGGAGGAAGTCAAAATGAATGATTTTTTTAAAACATATTGGTTAGATTTATTGCTAGTAGTGATATTTATATGCTTACTAGCTTTTTCTTATAAGAGAGGCAAGAAAAAGTTCGTTAAGCAGGTGGTTTTAAGCCTAGTTATTCAGGCAGAGAAAGCATTAGGAAGTGGAACAGGAGATTTAAAATATAATTTGGTAGTAACCAATATATATAAGGTGTTGCCATTTATCTTGAGACTGCTTATAACTGAAAAAGAATTGGACAAACTGATTCAAGATGCAGTTGACTATTTGAAAGAATATTTGCAGAGAGACAAAAATCTTTTAGGGTATGAAGATGAATATTTAAAAATGAAATCTGCTATTGAGTGGCAGAATTAA